CATCCTCATCCTCATTTTCATCCTCATCCTCATTTTCATCCTCATCCTCATTTTCATCCTCATCCTCATTTTCATCCTCATCCTCATTTTCATCCTCATCCTCATTCTCATCCTCATCATTTTCTGGTTTTGGTTTATCGTGCATAATTGTGCGACAAGAAGGACATTTAAAGCTATTGCGAGTAATATTTTGAATTAAACAACTGAAATGAAAACTGTGATTGCATTTCGTGGTTACACAGTTATTCATTACGTCTGCAATACATTCCATACATAGTGGGCATTCTAACGTGGCTACAGACATTTTTAATTGGTGGTGGGACAACATTGAAGAAACAGGGGGGTTTCTTTCATTTTTTTGATTATTCAATTTTAGGAAGCATATAATAATCCGGCATTTCCTCCCATAAAGACAACCATATTGATACGTTCTTCCATTAACACCATGTCATAATTATAATTATAAATGCGCCACGTTGGTTTATTAATACCTACAATATCGCCCGTAGCAGGATCACAAATCGTGAGAACTTGAGCATACGGATCTACAGGTGGGCTAATGGTGGTAAATTCAAATTGTATATTGGTAAAACGATTCATATTCATTGCTCCGCTAGGTTGTACGCCTCCTAATTCGGGCATAATATTTCCTAAGCAAGTATTTAAACAAAAATTATAACAATAGAGACCCACAGGTGCATACGCAGGAGTGCGCGTATATTTCTCCACAAAATTATACACACCCTCAGGCAAGATATTCTCACGATATTGACCATCTAATAAAATGCCCATGGACACCAATATATATTTTAGATTTTGCGGATTATATACACCCGAAATGTAGAGCCCACTGGGCGTCCCATCGGGATTTGTGCCTGGTCCTAAGGTGAGTGGTCCATTGGGATCTGGATTAGGATACATTCCTTCTGTTGGTGCGGGAACTATGTTATCAGGCATAATATCTTTGTATGGCCAGTTGGTATAATTGGACCATTCATTTCGCAAATTGACATCACTTCGTTGAAAGTAAAACATCCAACTTGCGACCATTCCCATAGAATCTAAATCCACTTTGTTTTGACCTGTAATATTATAAAATATTTTTTCATATATCTGTTTGAATACATACTTTTGTTCGTTTTTGGCAAACACTTCCGATTCTTCATTCGAGAGAAAACAATAGGTTGCATTTAAATTAATATCGGCATTCCATTGAGTCCGCGTGTCTAAATAAGAAAGGGGACCCAATGTTTCATCCGGGGGCGGTTGTAAAAATCGATACATTTGCATATAAAATTGGTTGAAATTGGGCGCAACTCGTGGATAATTATTGGCATAATCCATGACATCACGTATCGTAAACCATTCATTTACTGGGCGAAAGGTAACACTAATATGCAATTCATTGTATTGCAATGCGACCAAAGGAAAAGCTTGGGTCGTTGCGTTATTAAACCATGCCCCAAGTGGAATATACAATATACGCCCTGCGATGGATGGTTGAGCACCTGCAGGACTAGTGGTATAATATGCATTTGGATATTGCCCATTATGCTGAGCAAAATTTGCAGGGTCATACAATTCACGGTCTTCACCTATCATATCATTGAATAAATTAAATTTTCCACCTACAAGGTCACGCTGTGCCGATGCCAAGATATATTGTCCAGAATATTGCTGCAAAAGTTGATTGCCACAAGTGATGCTAATACGGCGAATAATTTGGGCGCCGATATTTTCGATCCATTTATACTCATAAGGTGTCCAATCGGTGTAGGTGGTGGTGCCATCTGCGGCAACGATGGTTTGAGGAGGTAAAATAGGACTCCAAATGTTTGGTAATGCGATGGATATATAACAGTCCATCAATAGATCGCCATATCGCTTTATTTTAAAGAGAAAGGTGGAATCGGTAGTGAGACTTAAGGTAGGAGTGCCTTCATAATCTAAACGGAAGTTTTGCTTTCCAAAATTGGTATATTTTTTATAAGATGCCTTCCAAAAAGAACGAGTGGGATTTCCATTCAGAATGATATTTTGTTGAGTTTGGGATACTAAATTTAATAACCCTCCAGCCATTTTGTAATAAATGGCGAGACTTTTATATTCTTTCTATTCGACATCTTATAAAAACAGTTTATGCATTTTTATCTTTTTTTCCTTCTTTCCCTTCTTTGGTTCGTTTCCCTTTGAGTTCATCGATTTCTGCTTGCATTTTGTTCATTTTACCTACCAATAACGGTATAAGCTCTATGACATTGACTGTTTTATATCCATAGGAATTATCATGCACCAACTCAGGAAAAAACTCCTCCACTTCTTGAGCAATGAAACCAAAATGCAATGTTTTATTCTCTATGTCATGTGTATAATAATATTGCACTGGATTTAGTTCATGAAGATTATTCCATTTTTTATCAGTAATATAAACAATATTTTTTTTCAATCGAAGATCAGATGGTGTATTTTCTTCTTTACGTGGCAAAAACCATTGAAACCATTGCATCTCAATATTTATTCCTCCGTATTATTTCTATATGCGTTATTCACGAAATACACATATACCTAATACTTAAATGATTGAATAGTCTTTTTGATTTTTTATTAAATGTATGCTAAGAGGTATTTGTTGTGAATAATTCTTGATGACAATCATATTGTTTTTTAATAATTCGCCATTTTTTAATATCAAGTTTCCTAAAAATAAACTGTCATATGTCTCCGCCCATTTGCCGTCATAATCCGTAATACGAATGGTTTTATGTTCAAATCCGTTGGTATCACCCGCCATTTCTTCTTCCATCAATTTCTTTTTTTTAATGGATGAATTGTCTAAAGAATCAGACTCTATATTTTCAACATAACGTGTGTTTCCTAAAAATAAAGCAAAACGGACAATTCCTTCTAATTTTTTATAATTTTTTTCAAAACAAGACCAATAATCTGTGAAATAATAATAGTCTCCATATATATCCATTGTCTTGATTTGTCCAAAAACTTGCGTAAAATTCAATTTGTTAATATCTTGGGTTGTGTATCCAACAATAGGCAATTCATATTGCGTTTGGGTTGAATCCAACAAAAAACAAAAATCCTCATTAAATAAAAAAAAATCCGTTACTTGGGGTTCAATGGCAATGTTACATACTTGAGTATGATTGAGTATTTCATCCATTAATACAAACCAATGACGACTGAAGGTAAAACATTCATCCAATTCTACACAAGATGTGATATCTATAAAACAATAAATGTTGTCATTATATTGGTAAAACCCTTCATATTGTATGTCATTTATTTTATCTTTTATTATTTTTTCTACATAAGCGTTTATTTCTTCTAATGGGTTATCTTCCATCGATATTATATGTGGAAAAAGCAATCGTCCATGGGAAGAAGACAATACATATCTCTGAAAAGGACATTTTCCTTCTCTATTAACATCATACATACATATATACACATTGCGATATATAGATGAGGGTGGCAAAGTAGATAACCATTTCTTTCCACCAAGGGTATATAGTGGTTGTTGGGATTGTTCCATATTTTGTCACATGTCCCATATTTAATTTGTTTTTATTTAAAATGATTATTTCTAATTTTTCTAATTTTTCTAATTTGCGGAACCAGAACCCAACGACGATTTGTGTTTTTTAAGCAAAATCACTTCTTTTACTTGTTCTTCTCTCAATTCCATAACGTGTTTTACCACATCTTCAGCAGTTTTGTCATCCGTTTTGTAATATTGTTGCAATGCTGTTAATAATGATTTGCGTGTTATAGGTTTTTTCACTTTGTTTTTTTTATATGCCAATGCACCACCATGAATGTCAAAACAATCAATGTTGTTACTTTTCATTACAGTCACCAAATTATTCGTGAGCGCCTTTTTTTGATTGTTTTTCTCTTTTACTTGTGTTTTTAATAAGGATAAATCAGTGTCTAGTTTAATCCACTCTTTAATATTAGTAATCAATTGTTCTTTTGTCTCCATGGAACTTATACGTTATTTATATTTATATTGAAATATATTTAAACAGGTTTTTACACAAATCCAACAATATTAACTAAACGTATAATATAATGTTTTATAACAAAATAGATAAAATTCAAAAATATTTTTTTTATTTTGCGATTTATGTGGGATACATCGCCGCCATTTTCGCACTTTTAGGAGTGAATAAATTTAACCATAAATATTTAGATGATTTAAATTATTATTTCAACGTGTATATTTCCATATTTTTGTTGTTGCG